TTGGAACAAATTGTTGAGAAGCCTCACCGTCTGCAGCACCCCTTGTTCCACCTAAAACGACACAGTAATCATTATGATCTAGCGTTTGATTAAACGTAACAGTATAAACACCTTGCGAATTATCAAGGATCGAACTGACACCAAATGTGCTTTCATCTGATAAACCAAGTGTTGCAGGATCGTAATCGGACGCACCATTAAATTTTCCAAACGCAATTAGTTTATGACCTGCATCTGCAATATCTCTCGCATTACTCATAAGTAGGCCACGTTACGTTGGTTAGATTGCCGTTTTCGTCTAGTTGTGGGTCTGCTGTTGCTGGTAGATCCCGTAGTGCTTGTCGGTAGTCGATTTGTGCTTGGGTCATTACTCTGTCGGATACTGCCATCCAATCGGATTGTTGGAGTAGTTGGTTGCGTTTTTCTCGGAGTAAGCGTAATGGTTCGGCTGCTTCAAGTTCTGCTATTTTTGCTTGGATTTCTGCTTCGGATGGTTGTGGTTTTTCTGACCACCATTTGACAATAGTATTTTCTTTTATTTTCCACCCACTTTTAAAACCGAGTGAAGCCAATGCTTGTGCTTTTGAAATCATTTCTGAACTTCCATAATTAAAGAAGAAAAAAATCCATCTTCTGAATTAGTTCCACTTGCACTTGATGGTAAATATACTGTATTTGAACTATCCCATGTTCTGGCAAATAGAGCATAATAAATAGTATCTCCAGCATTTAAACCTGTTATTAAATCCTTACCAGTAACTGTTGATACTCCATACATAGAAGTAACTGAACTGTACACCGAAAATGGTCCAAAAGTAGGATTTGTAGGGTTTTTTGTCCAAACTGCTGTATCTGAGGTTGTGACTCCGGAACTGGTTTTTCTGTAGATTTTAATTCCAAATCCAGAATCTGTTGATGATATTTGATATTGAAATGTAAAACTAACTATTACATCCGATGAATTAGATTTTAAAGTTAATGGTACTTCATAATAATTAGTATATGTGGTATCTAAAGTATTAGTTTCAGTTGATTCTGTATGAACTACTTGTATCACATGCCCAGCAGGGAACACCACACCACCACCAATCGTACCTTCATCAAAACTAACTAAACTGCTGGATCGTTTGCTGCCGATATAGCTCATCAGGTAATCTCCAGATAGCTGAGATGTACATCTACGGCTGATGCCGAGTCTGCTGTGACCGTCAGGTTTTCATTCGGCACAAGTACCAGCTTTCCACCGTCTAAAAGATTTACAGAAGATCCCACTGGAATTGGAATATTTGTGATGTAGCTGGTGTAGCTAGGAGTTCCGGTATCGTACTTAATCTCAACGGTGAGTGTGCGAGACGCAGAAGATTTGTTTGAAGCTATAAGTCCGATACAAACGACTTCTGTTGCAGAAGCCACATCTGACGCTAAGACATCAGTTCTTGATATTCCTGAGGTTACTGTCTTTCGGAGGAATGCGTTTGCCATATTTTAACCTAGTGCGATTGCCATAACGACAGGATCTGCGCCTGATGCTGCACCTGTGTTGTCTGTTGCGTATTCTAGTGCGTTTCCTGCTGAATTTACTTTTAGTACCTGTCCTGCTGATCCCAAGGCAGTTAGTCCGGTTCCGCCAAGTTGATAAGGGATTGTTCCTGCTGTGATCTCCTGCCCACTGAGACTTAGATAGTTATTGCTAACGGTGGCAAGGCTTACGTTGGTGCTATTGTCTGTTCCTACCGGATCGAAATCTGTCCCAGAAACTGGGATTGACGGACGATTGCTGATGTCTGTTATCCAATCAACCTGCCCAACTGTGATGGCCTGACCAGAGATCGTCAGGTAATCATAGGTCGTATTATTGAGAGTGACATTTGTACTATTGTCTGTGCCAACTGGATCGAAATCTGTTCCAGAAACAGGAATGGTTGGTTTATTAGAAATATCGGTTGTCCAATCAATTTGACCAAGGGTTATCGCTTGACCTGTGATCGATAAGTAGTCGTAGTTTGTAGTGTTTAACGAAACATTCGTACTATTGTCTGTGCCAACTGGATCAAAGTCTGTCCCAGAAACAGGAATCGTAGGTTTGTTTGTAATGTCTGTTGTCCAATCAATTGCACCTAATGTTATCGCTTGTCCGGTAAGGGATAAGTAATCATAGCTTGTGGTTACTAAACTAACATTAGTGCTATTGTCTGTGCCAACCGGATCGAAGTCAGTTCCGCTTACTGGGATCGATGGCTTATTTGCAATGTCTGTTGTCCAATCAACTTGTCCTAGTGTGATCGTTTGACCAGCTAAAGATAGATAATCATAACTTGCAGTGTTGAGTGTGACGTTTGTGCTGTTGTCTGTTCCTGCTGGATCGAAGTCTGCTCCACTGACAGGAATACTTGGTTTATTCGCAACATCTGACCAATCAATCGCTAAATGAGTTTTTAGCGTAGCAGCATCTACGGTTGTGCTGATCGTGCCACTAGTTGTGATCGGGCTTCCTGTGAAACTGATTCCATTCGCACCTGTCAGTCCAACACTGGTGACCGTCCCTGTTCCTGATACCGCAATCCATTCGATGTCTGATGATGCTGAATTAACTGCTAGAACTTTCCCTGCGTTGTTCGTGTAGCTTGGTAAAATGGCAGAGGCAGAAGCTGAAGGAAGGGTGATGTTGGAAGTGGTTGTACTGTCAGATAGGCTGAAATTAATGGTAGTGGCGTTTACTTGGTTGACTCCGGTAACCGAAACTCCATCGTCTCCATCTACTCCGTCTGCTCCTCGTAGGTCACCAGTGCTAAAGCCTAGATTGTCATTGCTGGTAAAAGTGACAACGCCAGTGGCAGCATCGTAGCTTCCGTCTGTAAATCCAGTTCCATCTACTCCGTCTGCACCTCGTAGATCTCCAGTTGTGAATCCTAGCGAATTGCCGTTGCTGTCAACATCATCGGAAGTAAAAGTAACAACGCCAGTGGCAGCATCGTAGCTTCCGCCTGTAAATCCAGTTCCGTCTGCACCTGCTGCGCCGTCAGCACCTGGCACTCCAGTAAAACCCTGCTGTCCGGCTACTCCAGGGACTCCTTGAATACCTTGAATACCCTGTGGGCCTTGAGGCAAAGTAAAATCGTAAGTGGTGTCTGTTCCGGCGTAGTCTGTTACGGTAAAGCGAATTGTGTTAGCGTCTATCTGCTGAACATTGGTAACAGAATCCCCGTCATCGCCTTTGTCGCCTTTCTGCCCAGTAGCTCCAGTAACTCCTTGTATTCCTTGAAATCCTTGTTCACCGCGTGGCCCAGTGATTCCGGTCAGGCTCTTGACGTAATTTAGCGCGGCAGAAAGATCTGTCGTGTTGTTGAAGGCTGCCGAGTCCGTGCTAGATAAAGGAATGTGGCTAGCGTTTAAATCTGCGCTAACCGTACTCAGGTCTGAGCCAATAATCTTACGAGTTTCAACCGTGACCGTCTGGCCTAGCGAAGTAACAAGATCAACCATTAGCGCCACCTCCAGCTAACTCGCATTCTCTTTTTGTTAATACCACGGTTTCTAGTCAGTGAATGTTGAGGCTCGGTTCGCCTAGCGTAACCGACTTGCTCCAGAAATCTTTGGCGAAACAACGAGGATTTCTCAATGTTTCGTAGTTCATTTTCTTTTAGATACGCTCGCTCTGCTACACCGTAGACTAGTGCTTCGTGGAACATCGGGCTGATTAGCGGAGTCTCTGAGTCGCCGTAGGTAGTACCATCATGACCTGTTCCGCCTTGAGCAGTTGTGTAGCGAAGTCGATCCCTCGGCGGGTCAATCACGCCATCAAACTTTAAAATGGCCGTGTCGGTAATCGAGGTAATGATTCCAGCAGTTGTGGTCAGAATGTCTGTAGAGCTATCTCCTGTGACATCAAATACTGGAACAGGAGAAACTAGCGTAGAGCTAAACAGCGGGTCAGTAGCAGTCGGGGTGGGGTAAACATCGAAGGTTGGAGCCGACATATGCTCCAGAATAATAGCGCGAATCGGGCCAGTTTGACCTCTCCAGTTAGCGTCTACTAGCTGGCCCATCACTACATTGTGTTCGTCAAGCACATTCGGCGCAAGAATGGGAATCTCAACAGAAGTATTGTTGATGCGTACTCTTGTCAGATCCATCAGCGGAGGAGTAGCTGGCCGATTAAAAGTCGAAGTAGCCTCCACGATTGTTACGCTAGAGGTAACAATCGGAAACTCTGTCAGCCGAATAAACTCATGCTGAGCATCATAGAGGTATTGGCGTAGCTCGGCGGGTAGCCAGCGCTTGCCTGTGCCTCCAGTGTAACTTCCGTCTTGGAGTAGAGTGCTAACCCTATCCAGGATTTGTGCTTGCGTCAGGCTCATTCTCTCCTACTTCTAAAGAATGTCTGGTCTTGCGTGGAGCTTTTACGCTTTTAGCCTCTGCTTTGACCTCGCTGCCTGTCCGAGAATCTATCAATGTTCCTTGAGCATCTTTCACTGGAACAATAATACTTACCGGAAATCGAGGTCGTTGGTAGCCTTCGGGTGGCTTGTAGTATTGCGTCTGCGTGTACTCGGTGACTAGACATTCCAGTAGCCGATTAATATGAATACCGCTAACCACTCTGGCAGACCCACGGGGTATGACAGCTTGAAAGCCATTGACCGAAACACCCACAGCATCATTTTCGTATTGCTCACGGCCCATCTCTACACGAATAACTCCGTAGCCTGGTGGAATGGATTCGGTCTTACCGTCCCATTCTGGCGCTAGATTGCGGTGATCTTGGACAGTCTGATAGCGTCCAGTGCCACTATTGTAATAGCTTGAAGCTTGGCGAGGTTCGTATGTGTAATTCATAAATTTTTATTAAAAGTGCAGGGCCGCTTGCACGGCCCTTGGATTAGTAGTCTTAGACTACTCTGGTTGGGGTATCATTCTTAGGGAAACGATACACAACGTAAGCGTAGACTGCGCCTGTTGCAGCGGCAGCCGTTGCGTTTGCTAGACTAAAGCGAACAGTCCGATCCGGTAGCGAGGCTACGGGAACCCAATAAACCTGGGGTGTCGCTTCGGTGTTACTGGTAGCCGTGTTTACATCAATTGGAGTTGGTGTAAACAAAGTCGCGCTAGTCTTGCTGCCGATACTTAAATCGACGTTAAGCTGGTTAAAGTTGGTTTTTACAATAACAACAACTTTTTCCACAATGCACTCAGGGGGAACCGTAATATCAACAGGCGCGGCTGTTGTACTTGCGGCAATGCTGGTAAATGAAACATGCTCCGTGCATTGAGGAACATAGCTCATTTGTTGTTTATCACTTCGCATAGTAATGCTCCTATAAGTGAGTAGCTAGTGAGATTCTCACTAGCTACTGGGTAATAAATTAGCTATTTGAACCATAAGGTGCAGGAGGATTATACCAGTTAGCACCTGTTCCAGCGGTTACGGAAGCGCTTAGATCAGTCACTGCTGTTTCTACAGACACCATCCAATCTTCATTTAGGATGACACTGCCAAACATGAATGTATAACCCACGGTTCCACGCTGTCCCAAGGGGTCGGTTCCGCTTGGAGTTGGCTTAACTACTTTAGGCACAATGCTATCCATTCCGCCAATTGTTGCTGTACCCACGCTGTCTTTTGCAAAGATCACAATTGGGTAAACATGAGCG